TCTTTTCCATTCGTTGCTCCTTTGTTTAGCAGGTTGGATATTTCCCCTGAAATATATTGGTAGGCGTGGGCCTGTCCCAACATGTACTTGTATTTTTCCATATTGTCAACACCACCACTCACCATTGCATTTGCAATTTGTTGGTAATTTTCTTTCAATTGTTTTTGTATTTTAGTTATTAAGTTTATTTCATCTAACATTTGCTTTTTTACCTTTATTTACACCTTTCTTAATTATGTAATCTTGAGTGCCATTCGCACCCGTCTCTACTTCTTTTTTAAGATTTCGAAACAGATTTTTTTGTTTTTCCTCTTTTTCTTTTTTTATTGAAAAAGCTTCCAATACTTTTGTATCTCTCATAAAACCAACTATCCATAAAAATAGTAATATTGTCAAGGCCAGCAAAAAATTTATAAACCCATCTATCTAACATTTTCTATTACTTTTAATTTATCTTCTGCCTCAGCAATTTTTCCTAATAGTTTATCTATTTCATCAAGGTGTTGTGGATGTTCTCCTATGCCTACAGAATTAGATAAATAAATATCTAAAGTTACTTTTGATTCAGCTATTTGAGCTTCAAATCTTTTTTTAAGGGCCTCTAGCATTTCCATCTTCTTCTAGCCTGACGTAGTCTAGAATTAGGATCTTTAGCAGCTTTAGGAAACTGTTTCATTTGACCGGCACTTCTTGCACAATACGACTTTCTACGTTTTGCAGCAGCAGAACCTTTTTTAACTTTTCCAGTTACTGCCGTTTTTAATTTAGAACCAGGGTTTGCTCTTCTATAAGCTTTAACTCCTGCTTCTGTCATTCCTGCACCTTTATCAGTTGCACGGAAATTCTTTTTATTTCTTTTAGGCATTACGTCACCACCTCTTTTAAAACCTTGAAGCATTTTGCCGTAATATTTTTTATAACTTTGATTTTCTCCAGGACCACCTTTTATAAAACTACCAGTATATTTGGTGTTAGGCATTTTCATTTTTTAGATCCAATAACTTTCTTTAAAACCTTAGCTTGACTTGCATGTAATTTAGAAGCTTTCTTCAAACCTTTAATTACTTTTTTAACTGATTTTCTTTTTTGTGTTTTCATATTATTCCTCCAAGCGCTTTTCTATCTCGTTTAGAAAACGTTGCAACATTTGTTGGTTTAGGGCCAGTATTAGATACTGCTCGTTTTCGTTTGACAGCACTCGCCTTTTGCCCTTTTGACATCCGTGTGGCTTTTGCAAGTGGGACGCATTTCGGATAAGCTCTTTTGCTTCCCTTCTGTCTTCCACAAGGTTGATATTTTCCATTTTTCTTTGGAGCTCCAATATCTACCCATTTCTCGTCGAGCCATTTTTTTAATCCACTCATGAATTCTTTCCATAAGCGTTTCCTTTACCTTTAGTAGCTACTTTACATATTCCACCGCCGGCTTTTTTAGTCCGACCTACTTTGCCTTTACAATATTTAGATGCCCAGATATTTGCGTATGCAGACGGGTACACAGCAAATTTTTTCTTAGCAGCAGCTTTTCCTGCAGGACAAAGTTTAGCCATTATCTCGCTCGCATTCCTTTTTTGTAACCCATACGTTTTGCAACAGCCGGAGCTACCTTTTTAAGTTTTCTTATGCCTTTACCTTTTTTACCTTTTGGAATTGGTTTTTTCATAATTAACCTTTTTTAAGTTCTTTAACTATTCTTTTTTTCTCAGCTTTAAGATTCTTCTTCCCTTTTCTAGTTCTTGCTTTTTCAGCATCAACTCTTCCAAGTTCTTCAAGTCTATTCATACGCTTAGTATTTTTTTTAACCTTGCCGCCTTTTTTATACATAGCTCCACCCTTCATACCCATATCGTCTTTGTAGTATCCTGAAGCCATATCTTTTCTAGCAGTAGACATTCCACCACCCATTTTCATTGCTCTTCCGCCAACTTTCATTGGTGCTCTAGAATTAGCAACTTGTTTATTGAACCTTCTGTTTGCCATTATTTTTTTCCTCCGTTTTTAAATATTTGTGTACCCTTTATACCAAAAATACTACCCACGACAAGGATCCACAATGTCGAAAACCACGTAGGCAGTGCCGCAAAATGCTCGAAGAAAGTTTTTACTTTATCGAGAGCGCCCGGATCGTCCGAGAAGACTCCCCAAGCGAGCACAATTATGGGCGCGCTTAGTATGACAAGAACGAACTCGTCCTTGTAGTCATTCTGACGTGCCTCTAACAACTTACCCTGGTAAGCTTCCTCACCTCGAGCTTGTCGTTCAGCGTGCAATAGCTGTGCATCAGACATTGCGACTTTTGCCTTCTGCTTGTTAGCATAAATTTTACTACCCGCAGAGACAGCTAATTTAATTGCTGATAACCACATAACCTAGTACCAAGTTGCTTTTTTACTTTTAGATTTTAACATTCTTTTAGTTCCTCTAACTTCAACTTCATCTCCAACACCTATTTTGTTGAACACTCTGTCTTGGTTTGTAAGGATAGTAGATCTCGGATCTGTTTCAGTTCTAATTTCTGGAGTTGTAATCTCTACACCACCAGTTGCATTAGAAGAATCAACTGTTCCTTTACTACCGTAAGAAAGTTTATTTTTTAAATCTGCCATAATTTTCTCCTTAAGCTGTTATAATTATTTTTTCTTAAAATTTCTACCAAAATCGTGAATTTTACTTCGGTTAGCCATTTCTTGTTTAGCAAGGGAAGTTGCAGCACGTAATTCTGCAAGCTCTTCGTTCTGTTCAAGCTTTTCATCCTTGTTTTGTTGGTTCATAAAAGCTTTCATTCGGTCAAGATTAATTTTTTCTTGAGATTGTTGTGCTTTTGTGAAGTCATCTTGTGCTCTGATGTCCAATTCTCTAGCTTTTAACTTAGCAATAGGGTCATTTCCGTATTCACCCATTAATTCTTGCTCTTCTTTAGCAAAATCTTCGAACATTTCTGCAATTAAAACTGCTTTTCTAGATTCTATCTGCATATTTACTGCCATCATCTGTTGTTGCATCTGTGGATCTTGCGCCATTGCAGGATTTGCCTGCATTTGTTGTTGCATTTGTTGAAGCATTAAGATTTGATCTTTAAATTCTACTTCAACTTGCTCTAATGCCATCAAACTTATGTGTTCAAAAATATTTTTTTGCATTGCAGCTGTTACCATTGGGTTTCCTCTGGCCATTGAAGACGACATAAAGTTTAAATGAGCAGTAATGTGAGCTCTATGGTCTTGTCCTTTAAATGCTTGGAACGGTTGACCACCTAAAGCCTGAATAGCTTCAATAGATGGATCCATTGGCATTGGTTTTGGAACTGGTTTTAAAATCATATCAATATTTTTTACACCCAACGCTTCGTACATTGCACGATACGCATTATATAAATTATGCATTTGCGGATTTGATTGTGCTAATTGTAATTCAGCTTGAGCAATTGATATTCTTTGCGTTTGAGAAAATATGTTTGGATCTGCAACAGGTAAAATATCTACTCTGTCATCAAAATCTTGTTGTTTAATAAATCGTTGGCCACCTACCACATCGTAAGGATACTCTTGTGGAAGATATAACTTAAATACTCGAGCAAGCATTTTGAACTCTTGTTTAAGACTCACATAAATTCTTTTGTGAATCGCAGACATAGTTCTGCTTCCTCGTTCCAACAAAGCTACTGTCGTTCCCACTGCTGCTTGTTGATTCCCGTCACCTACTTGAAGGTCAGCGATCGAGGCAAATCTTTGCCCGGCTGAAACAACGACACCCATAAGCTGTAACAAAGTTTGTGAAGGCTCTTTGAATGGTAATGCCATAAAAGAATCTTTAATGTTTCCACCCGGAGCATCCACATCTCTAAATTCACCTGGAGTAATAGATTGCGCGTCATCACGTATTCTGATGCCACGCATCTTAAATCCTGCTGGCAAATTGGAGAGAGTACCAGCATCTAGTAAAGATCTTAATGCAGCTGTGGCTGTTCTTGATAATCCACCAATCATGTGAATTAAACCAAAACCATAAAAACCTAAACCAGGTAAAAATTTAAAATGTACAAAGTAAGAAATTTTCTTTTTCTTAGGATCGTTAATTTCATAATTTCTTCTAATAGATAAAACTTCACGTGAGCCTTCTTCAATAGTTACAATGTAAGGTAATTTAATTCCAGTAGGTTGACCATCTTGTCCTCGGTCCTCGAATCCTTCTAAATCTAAATCAACATGAAATTCTAAAATATTGTAAACATCTTCGTCTTTAGTTTTTTGTATACCTTCAAGCTCTCTTTCTTTTCTATCTAGATCAGATTCAATATCTGCAGGAGCTCCAAGGTCCACGTCTCTGTAGAAACCATTCACTTGTTGTTTTCTTAAATCATTCTCTTTGGTTTTGATCACATGGATCACGGCTGTTGCATCTTCTAAAGATGTTGCAGAATATGGAACTACCAAATCTTCCGCAGGTACAAATTTAGAAACTGCTCTGCCTAAAAGATCGT